TTCGATGAGGCTGGTCGGCTCACAGCGGAGGCGAAGTAGATCAATGGTCGGCTGCTGCTCGGGAGTGTCATTGACCTGCCTCGTAGCAGGTGAACAGTAACCCTTGGCATTCTTCGACGAGTGGCAGCCGGCCTCCAATCAATGCACTGGTGCGCGGTGGATGGACACCGGACAGACGGAGGCGAAAGCCAACCAAGCCAAGTTGCCGGGCCGCTGGCGTTTGGCCGTCGTGAGTGCGCAATGCCCCCGCAAGGGTGAATGGACGCGGCCCGAGCGAGCCGGTATCAAGCCCGGCCGCCAGTGCGCCTTTTGAGGAGACAGAACGTGACCGAAGATGAAGCCAAGACGAAACGCTGCTGCGGCCCGGAGCCGTGCGGTATATGGGTTAAAACCGGCGAGGGTGATGCGATCATGGCCCCGCACGATAGAGTCTGCGCTGGCTCCGCCTGCATGGCGTGGCGTTGGGGAGAGGGACAATTTCAGTACAGCCCGCCGAACTACCACGGCTACTGTGGACTGGCGGAGAAGCCGTGAGGGTGCTTGTCGTTGCCGCGATCATGGGCTGTTGCGGCTGGCTCGCCGATGACGACAGCGACGGCGTGCCGAATTGGCAGGACAACTGCACGCAGATCGCCAATGCGAGTCAGATCGACGTGGACGGTGACGGCTACGGCAACGCCTGCGACGGCGACTTCGATCAGAGCGGGCTCGTCACCGCAGCCGATTTCCCGCGGCTCCGCGCCTGCCTGAATCGCCGCGTGACGCTCGCCATGACTCTCGATCCCTGCCTGCCAGTCGATTTGAACGATGACGGGATTATCACGGCGACTGACTATGCGCTCTGGCGCGCCATGCTGAACCAAGCGCCCGGACCAGCGGCGCGGCAACTGTGAAAGAGGCAATGGAACGGTTTCGTCGCCTGTTGCCGACTGAGCCGGTAGTCCTGAATGTGGGCGGCACCGACGCCGAAGTCGAGGCGATCGGCCCGGAGGCGCGGCGCATAGATATCGTCAACTATGCGCGCGATGGCGTGCGGTTTGAGGCAATGCCAATCCGCCCTGATTGTTACGATGGCGTGTACTGTGCGCACACGCTCGAACACGTTCGCAACGTCGGTGTATTTCTCGACCGCATCTTTCTGACGCTCAAGCCGGGCGGCGTCCTCGCCATCGTCGTGCCGCCGGCAAAACCGAACATCGTGGGCGGCCATCTGACGCTGTGGAATGCAGGGTTGCTGATTTACAACCTGATCCGCGCGCGCTTCGACTGCAGCAAGGCGATGGTGCGCAGCGAGGGTTACGATATCGGCGTCTTGGTACGCAAAGTGCGCGCCAATTTCCACGAATCGGAACTGCGCGAGGATGCTGGCGACATCGAATACCTGGCGCCATATTTCCCGCTGCCCGTGGCGCAGGATTTCGACGGGCGCATCGAGTCGATCAATTGGGAGTAGACGATGCCGTTTCTCAGCGTGAAAACGGAAATGAACCAGGCGGCGCGCGAGTTTGCACAACTGCGGCGCATATTGCCGACGCTGACGCGCAACGCGATCAATCGCGTGGCGACACTGGCGGAACGCGAGGCGATGGCGCAAGTCGCCAAGGATATACGTCTGCCGCAGCGGTTCATACGCAATCGGTACGACGTGTCGGGACATGCCAAGGGGCGCCGAGCGCATATCAAGCGCGCAACAACCGCGCGCCTCGATGCGTCGATCGAGGTCTATGTGCGCGGCCTGCCGGTATTTCAGGTGGCAGGCAAAGACATCAGGCGCAAAGGTGGCGGCGTCAAAGCGCAAGGCGGGCGCTTCTACCCCGGCGCGTTCCGGCCGCCGCGCTACAAGGGCGGGCGCCTGGTGTTCAAGCGCATGACCGCACGACGCACGCCGCTGATGATGCCGAAGATCGGTGTGCGTGAGAGGCTGACCAAGGCGTTCGATCAGCGCATCAGTGGCAGCGACGGTCTTGCCATCTTCAGGCGCGAGTATGCCGAGCAACTGCGCAAGGGCGCAGCACGATACGGGGTGCGGGCGTAATGGTTTCGAATCGAAACTATTTGCAAAAGGTACTCCCCGGCCCGTCCGACGCGGGTCGGCGGGCGCGCGCTTTTCGTAACATTTTCGCAACAGCCGGCTAGGGTATCTTGAAACCGCGCCAGCGACAGGCCGCACGCGAGGCGATCGACTGGGACAATCTGATCGTCTCGGTGACCACGCTCGCCGGCCTGCTCGGCGTATCGCCACAATCCGTCGCGAAGTACGCCCGCGAGGGCGACATGCCGAGGGCCGCCACCAAGGGCGCCTATCCGCTGAAAGCCTGCCTGCAGTGGAATTTCAAGCGGCTGAAAGACCTGGCGGCGAGCTCCGACGGCGACCTGATCGAAGAACGCCGCCGGCTGATCGTCGAGCAGCGGCGCGGCCACGAACTCGGCAATGCGGAGCGGCGCGGCGAATTATTGTCCGCCGACCAGGTGGCAACCACGCTGAATGCCATCATGGCCGACATTGCGTCCGGGCTGGACAGTCTCGGTCCGCGGTTGGCGAACCGGCTGGCGACCGTCAACGATCCGGCAATTATCCAGAGGACGATCTTCGATGAGTGTCGCAACCTTCGACGCGCAGCGGCAGGACGGCTGCACGCTCTCGCGCTTGATTACGACGGCGGCGAAGATTCTGGACGCGCCGCCGCAACGAAACGCGGGACAGTGGGCCGACGAACACCGGATACTGCCGCCGGAGAGCCCGGAGCCGGGGCCGTGGCGAACTGATCGGGTTCCGTTCTGGCGCGCGATTTACGAGGCGTTCGCCGATGCCGATCATGATACGGTCGTCGTCGTCTGCGGCGCACAGATGTCCAAGACCGAGGGCCTGTTCAACGTCATCGGCTGGCGGTTCACCGACGGACCCTATGTCCCGGCGATGTACGTCGGGCCGACCGAAAAGCAGGTTAAGAGCGTCAGCAAGGACCGGATCGACAAGATGCTGCGCTCGACGCCCGTACTCTGGGAGCGCACGGCAAAAGGCCAGGATTACGGGATCTATGAAAAATACATCGCCGGCGTCCGGCTCGGCTTTGCCTGGGCCGGCTCGGCCACGGAACTGTCATCCCATCCGGTCGGCCTGGTGCTGGTCGACGAACGCGACCGCATGGACGCCGATACCGGGCATGAGGGCGACCCGCTGGAGCTCGCGCGCGCCCGCGCCAAGAACTACGCGAACCGCAAAATAGGCGTGTTCTCGACGCCGACGATCGACGGCGCATCGCCGATCTGGACGCTGTGGGAAGAGGGCACGATGGCGATGTGGGCCTGGCCGTGCCTGTCATGCGGCACTTATTTCGTGCCGCACCTGGCACTGCTGAAATGGCCGAAAGACGTCAGCCCGGACGAGGCCTCGGCGGCGGCGCGGGTGATTTGCCCGAAGTGCGGCCGGGAACATGCGAGCCGGGAGAAGGCGCAACTGAACGCGCTCGGCGCCTATCTGCGATTTCGCCGCCTCGAGCGCAACGAGCGCGACGATCGCGCCGTATTCGGGCAATACACGCAGGACGCGACACCCGGCCCACGCAATACGGCGAGCTTCTGGATTTCCGGATTGGCCTCGCCCTGGGTCACGTTCCAGCAGGTCGCCAAAGTCCTGATCGACGCCTACCGGGCCGGGGAGCCGGAGCGGCTGCAGGCGGCGATCAATACCTGGGGCGGCGAACTGTTCAGGATGTCCGGCGAGGCGCCGACGTCCGACGAGGTGGCAGCGAACAAGGGCGAGTATCCGCCCCGGCACCTGGTCCCGGGCGTCCAGAAAATCACGCTTGGGGCCGACGTCCAGCGCGATGGCATCTACTTCGTGATCCGCGGCTGGGGGCACAACATGGAATCGTGGCTGTTGGAGGACGGCTATCTCGCCGGTGAGACCGAGCACGAGGCCGTCTGGCTGGCGCTGCGCACGACGATCTCGGCGGCCGTGCAGGGCCGGCCGATCGACCGGGCGTTTATCGATTCAGGATACCGACCCGGCGATGTCAGCCGGCGCCCGGATCATGCCGTGTATACGTTCTGCCGGTCGTTTCCCGGCCAGGTATACCCGACGAAAGGCTGGGACTCCCTCGAGACCCCGTACAAGTTCCGGTCGATCGACTACACCCGCGGCGGCGTCGTGATCAAGGGCGGCGTCAAGCTGGTGAACCTGGACAGCGACTATTTCAAACGGTGGCTTCATGCCCGGATTCGCTGGCCGCAGGGCCAGCCGGGCGCCTGGCACCTGCACCGGGAAACCGGCGAGGACTACTGCCGGCAGATGGTGTCGGAAGAACTGGTGTTGAAGGCCTCCGGGCGGGCCAAATGGATACGGCGGAGCCGGCAGAATCACTTCCTTGACGCCGAGGTCAACGCGACCGCCGCGGCGCTCTCAATCAACGTCCACAAGCTGCCGCCCTACAACCCGCCGCCATCCCAGCCGGCGGCAGCATCGCACCCCGGTAGTAGCGATCCGAAACCATCGGCCGGGTACGCACGTCGCACCCTGTACTGATTTGTGAGATATACGCGGGCGTGACCACGCTCGCCGCCAAGCAGGCCGAACTCGCGCAGGCACGGTCTGCGCTCGAGGCGGCCCGCTACGCAGTCTCCTACGGCCAGGGTGATCGCAGCGTCACCCGCGCACGCTTGCCAGAGCTCGAACAGCACGTCGCGCGGCTTGCCCGAGAGGTGCGCGAGCTCCAGGCGGCAGCGGCCGGCGCAACTTCCCCCCAGATGATCACGCCCTCATGGCGCTGATGCCTGACCTGCTCGGGGTTTTGTTTCCGCGGTTCACCGCCCGCTGGCTGATGGCCCGCCGGGCGCTCGACCAGGTTCGCAAGTACGACGCCGCCCAGCCGTCTCAATGGCGGCCGGTCTTGCAAAATCTTACGTCGGGCGACGGCGTGATGGATCAGACCGGCGCGACCCTGCGCCAGATCGCCCGGCATCTCGACGAAAATCACGATCTCGTGGTCGCGCTGTTCGACGATCTCTGCAACAACATCGTCGGGGCCGGCGTCAAGGTGGCGCCGATGGTCCGGCGCGCCGACGGCACGCTGGCCGAGGACATTAACGACCGCGCGGCCGAGCTCTGGGATCAGTGGGGGCAGGCGCCGGAAACGACCGGCGAAATGGGCCTTGAGGCGATGGAGCGGCTGATCTGCCGCTCATGGCTGCGCGACGGCGAGGAATTCACCCAACTGGTGACGCAGCCGGCCTACCGCTACCGGACGCCGGTGCCGCTCGTGCTGGAATTGCTCGAGGCGGACCTGGTGCCGTTCAACTACAGCGACGCGACCACGAATACGCTGCACGGCATTCGCTGCGACGACTGGAATGCGCCGCTGACCTACTACGTCTGGAAAAACCATCCGGGCGATCCGCTGCGTCCGGTCACTACCATGAGCGACCTGAAGGTCATTCCTGCCGAGCGGATGATTCACGTCAAGTTCACGCGCCGGCTGCGGCAGCGCCGCGGCGTGCCGGTCATTCACGCCGTCCTGACGCGGCTGCAGGATCTGAAGGACTATGAGGAATCCGAGCGGATCGCGGCCAAGGTCGCGGCCGATCTGACTTGGTTCATTCAGCGCACCAGCGAGTACCAGGGCATCGTCGACGTCGACACCGCGACCAACAATCGGACGCTGAAGATGTCGGCCGGCGCCGGCTTTGAATTGCTGCCCGGCGAAACTGTCGGCACGATCAAGTCCGAGCGGCCGAATTCGGCGCTGGTCAGTTTCCGCGACGGTATGCTGCGGGCGGTCGCCGGCGGCACCGGCACGCGGTTTTCCTCGATCGCGCGCAACTACAATGGCACCTACTCCGCGCAGCGCCAGGAACTCGTCGAGGGCGCCATCGCGTATCGTGCGCAATTTGCCTACCTGGTGCGCAGGTTCTACCGGCCGGTCTACGAGGCGTGGATGCGCCAGGCGGTGCTGGCCGGGGCGCTCAAGGTGCCACTGACCGGCGTCGATAAGGCGACGCTGTACCGGGCCGATTTCCGCGCGCCCGCGCTGCCGTGGATTGATCCCTCGAAAGAAGCCGACGCCTATCGAACGCTTGTTGAAGCCGGGCTCGAGTCGAGGCAGGAAATCATGCGCCAGCGCGGGCGCGATCCCGGCAAGGTCTGGGAGGAAATCGAGGAGGAGCAGGCCAGCGGCCTGTTCGCCTCGCAGGTCGAATCGGCCGGTGACCTGGCGTTCGGCTCGGCTGCAGAGACGGCCGCCGAGGCAGACGACACGGCGGAGGCGGCATGAAGAACGCCCTCGCGCATATGATGGTGCAGGCCGACACGGTCGCCGACGAATTCGACGCCGCAATCGGTTACCGGACCACGCACCCGGAGCTCGTCGTCGCCGGGGCGGCGGGCAGCGCGCTATTCCTGCCTTACGGCTCGACGGATGCGAGCGTCGTCTTCCGCCACGATCTGAAATCCAATCCGAACGGCGCCTACGGCGTGACGGTCGCCATCCGCGGCAATGGCGCCGGTCCGACGCACGATTCGATCAAGGGCATGACTGCGACAACCGGCGCGGCGGATTCGACCTATGAAATCACCGATTGGGCCGGTGGCGTCGCCGCGGCACTCAATACGGCCGGGCAGATCAGTTTCGAGATCGAAACGAAGTTTTTCACCCAGGTGGCGGCCCAAGGGTACGGGTCGGCCGGCGATACGCTGGCAACCGAAGCCAGCGCGATGGGCGTATCGAACAAGACTAACGCCGGCACGGGCAATAGCGAGTTTCTGCGGTGTTCAACCGGCAGCGGCAAGCTGTGCCGGCAGATGCACCAGGGCTCGCCATCAGGCCGGAGTTTTTTGGGCTTTCACAGCTATACCATGCCGGCCGGCTACGCGTTCCCGCGTCTGCACACGTTCGCCAAGCCGGCGAACGGGTTCTCGACGATCAACGTCGGCTGGTACACGCACGGCACGCTCGGCCGAATCCTGTTCACGGCCATCAATGGCCTGACCGTGCAAGTGAGCCTGCGCACGGACAGCGGCAATCCGTTCGAGGCATTGACGATCGGTGGCTGGTCCAACTGGTTCAGTACGCCGCAAGGCACATCGCGCTACCTGAATGCGCACTACATCCGCAATTTGCAGGTCTCGACGCTGGCGCCGACCGAGCCGACGGCGGTCACGGGCGCCGGCAAGGACATCGCGATCATTTCCGACTCGATCGTGTCCGGCCTGCCCACCGACCAGGCGTACTACGACATCGGCCCGGAGGCCGCCGTCTGGCGCGCATTCGAGCGTCGCAGACTGGCGCCCAACAGCCTGCGTATTTTCCAGTTGAGCGGCGGCACCGCCGAAGCCCGCAGCGGCCAGGGGACGGCGAGCGGCGCGACGACCAATGCCGCCGGCTATGCCTATGGCGCGACGACGATCACGCTGGCGTCGGCCGGAATCGGCAATATCGTCACGGGCGACAATGTGACGTTCGCCGGTGACAATGTGATTTATAGCGTCACGACCGGCGATACAGATGTATCCAACGGCGGCAACATTGTCATTGCGGCACCCGGCTTGCTGCAGGCAATCCCGGCGTCGGCCACCGCGATCACTGTCATGGGCAACGACACGAAAGACGCGGTGCGCGCCGCGGCGCGCGCGTTATCGCCGACGTGCTACGTGTTCAACATTGGCAGCAATGACGTCGGCGTCGGCACTAGTACCGCTGCCTTCCGGCTGGCCTGCCTCGACGACATCTGCTACCTGATGGGACTCGACGGCACGGCGCTCGGCGTGGCGGATTATTCCGTGACGCCGGGGCCGCCTGGCGTGACGCCATCCGTTATATTCTTCACCAACATTACGGACCGCGGCGCCGGCAGCGGCTGGACGCCGGCCTCGCGGGCGAAGGCCGCCACGATGCGCACGCTGATCGCGGGACTCCGCGCCGATATCGCCGGAGCCTTCCCGTCGCTCGCGACGCTGGTCGATGTGATTGACACGTTCGGCGCGACCCGCGGCACCAACGACTATACCGGCAAGTTCGATGGCAGCGGCACGGATACACATCCGGGCCACGCCGGTACGCACGATATTGCGACGGTAATCGCCACGGCGATCAGTTCGGCCACGGCGGCATGAGGTAACCAATGCCCACCGGCAAATACATCGACGACCCGTCAATCGGCGCGCAGACGTACAGCGGCCTCGATCGCACGGCGGATTTCTTCGTCATCCACGACGACAGTGACGCCAGTAACCCGACTAAACGACTTCAGGCGTCCGAGCTCATGGACCGCACGCTCGCGACGACGACCCGGTCGTGGATGGGCACGCTGGCCGCGATTGCCTCGGTCGATCTGGCGAACGACGAGCTCCTGGTCTGGGATAACAGTGCCGGCGCGTTCGTGCGCATGACGGCGGAGCAGGTGATCGGCCGCGTGCTGAACCGGGCCAACATCACCGGCCTGTCGAATTTCACCGCCCATAGCAGCGTCGATGTTACGAATGATCGGTTTATCGTCTGGGACGCGAGCGGTGCTGCTTTCGTCACGATGACGGCCTCGCAGATCATCAACAATCTGTGGAACGGCCCGCACACTGCGATGACCACGACGCCGCAGACGCTGGCCTCGACTGACAGCGGCAAAGTCTTTAGCAATACCGGCGCTGCGCTGGCGATTACGGTCAATCTGCCGGCCGCCACCGTCGGGTTGCGGTTCTCGTTCGTGCGGGCCGCCAACTACAACATCACGCTCGATGGTAACGGCAGCGAAACGATCAACGGCAATCTGACCTATACGCTGTCGAGCGCCGGTCGCGTCGACATCGAATGTTATGTTGCCGGCACTTGGGTCGTGACTCAGGACTCGACCATCGGCAGTATGAGGCTCGCGAATGTCCGGGCCTACGGGGCGCTCGGCGATGGATCGGCCAACGATACCCCCGCGTTCACGGCCGCTATTGCCAGCGGGCTGCCGGTCTTCGTGCCGGCCGGGACATACCAGGTCGATAACCTGACGCTCGCCGCCAATCAGGTCATTTTCGGCACGGGCTATTCGTCGCTGCTGCGGAAGCGGGCGAATGGTGCGCTGCTCACGATTGGCCGCAACTGCGAAGTCCGCAACCTGTATATCGACGGCGCGGCGTATTCGGGCTTCACCGGCTCGTGCATTTCGATTCCGGCGACGGCCGAGTTCGAAGGCCAGCAACTGATCGCGGACTGCTGGATTCACAACGCGGACACGCACGCCGTCCACTACACGGCGGAATACGCCGGCTACGCCTCGATGATCGTCAACTGCCGGCTTGGCTGCTACGTCGCCACGAATTACGCGGTCAAGTGGGGCGTGGAAACGGCCGGCAATCATCACGGCTACCGATTCATCATCAACTGCCGGTTTGACCAGTCTGTCGCACTTGACTGCAGGGGTTCGCAGGTCGGCACATTCATCGGGTGTCACGTCGGCGGCAATAGCGGCGACGCGATTCTCTATGATGTGGATACGGCGAAGATCATGGTGGCACAGTGCCGTTTTACGCGGCCATTTACCGTCGAGGGCGGCACTGGCGGGGATGGCGGCGACAACACTGTCACCGGCTGTGTCTCAACGTCCGCGATCAACTTCGGTTCAACAGCCGAATATAATTGCATCACTGGCAATTACATAAACGGCGGCAGCACGATTGATGGCGGGCTGAATGCCTTCACAGGCAATGTCGTCGGCACTGGCGTGACCGTCAATGGTGACGATAACGTCATCACCGGCAATAATCTTGCGAGCTACACGCTCACGCTGGCGAGCGGCGCGGCGCGCAACGTGGCACGGTCGAATATCGGCACGGTGACCGATTCCAGTGGCAGCACCACGACCGCGGCGAATCTGATTGACATCGAGCAAACCAGCTACTCGCCGACATGGACAGCCGCCACGACGAATCCGGTGCTGAACAATGGCACGCTCGCCGGGTATTGGTCACGGCAAGGGCGGCGTGTACTGGTGACTATTCGTTTGATCATTGGATCAACGACAACTCTCGGGAGCGGCGTCTGGTATTTCTCGTTACCGTGGCTGCCATCCACGGCTTTTGCATATTTTGGCACCGGAGTGATAACGGACAACGGCACGAGCTATCTGTTGGCGTCGTGTGAAACGCTCACAACCGGCGCTGCGCGCGTGCAGGTCTACGCAGATAGCATCGGTACGCAGGTTAGCAATTCGTCGCCGCTGACCTGGGCTACTGGTGACGAGATACGGTTGACCATCGCATACGACATGTGAGGGCGATAATGACCGACCATACAGACATTCGCGGCGAGTACGACCGCACCTTCACGCTCGAACGGGCCGTGTCGCCGGGCGCACGCGCCGAGGAGGGCGACACCTGGCACGCCTCGCTGTCGAGCGAGACGCCGGTCGAACGCTGGTTCGGCACCGAAATCCTGCGCCACACGCAGTCGGCGGTGAACATGGAGCGCGCCGGCCGCGGCCTGGCGCTGCTGTTCAATCACAACGTCGACGAGCCGATCGGCCGGGTGTCCGACATTCGCCTCGACGGCACGAAACTGCGCGGCGCGCTCAAGTTCTCGCCAAACAGCGAGAAAGGACCGCGCATTGCCGCTGACGTCGCCGCCGGCTTTCTCGGCGATGTCTCGATCCGCTATTCGATCGACGAATTCGAGACCCGGACCGACGAACACGGTCACGACACGATCACAGTTACACGGTGGACGCCGCTCGAGGCGTCCATCGTCACGGTTCCGGCCGATGCAACGGTCGGAGTAGGACGGAGTCACACACCACGGGAGGAAACCCAAGTGACGACTAACTCAACCGCCGAGGGCGGAGCAGGGAACGACGGCGGGAGCGTGAACGTCGTCAAGTTCAAGGAGGCACGCGACCAGGCGAAGCGCGAGGGCGCCTCGGCCGGCGCTGCGCAGGAGCGCGAGCGCATTGGCGCCATCGACGCGCTGTTCGACATGTTCGCCGGCAAGGGGCCGGACGTGTCGGCGCTGCGCGCGGAGTGCATCCGCAGCGGCTCGACCGTCGACCAGGCGCGCGAATCGCTGCTGGCGCTGCTGGCGCAGGAGCCCACCGGACCGGCCACCACGCGCACGCAGCCGGACGATGAGGGGCGCACCAGCGCCACGCGCCAGACGTCGGTAACGGCGAACGGGGCGACGGAAGGCGAGAAGCTGACGACCGGAATCGCCCGCGCCATCGAGGTGCGGGCGAAGCTGATCACCGGCGCCGAGGCGGCGCAGGAACGCCAAGGCAACGAGTTCGCCGGCATGACGCTCGCCGAGATGGCGCGCGCCTACGCGGAAAAGCGCGGCCTGCGGATCGCCGGCCTGTCGCGCCGCGAGGTGATCGGCGCGGTATTCCGCGAGGGTCAGCGCGATGGCCTCGGGATGCCGACCGCATCCTTCACCGGCATTCTGGCCAACGTGGCGAACAAGTCGCTGCTCGCCGGCTGGGAAGAGGCGCCGACGACCTGGCGGACGCTGTGGCGCATCGGCAGCTTGAATGATTTCAAGCGCACCAATCGCACCGGCCTGTCGGGCATGGACCTGCTCGACGTCGTGGTGGAGAACGGCGAGTATACCCACGGCGATGCCTCGGACCGTACCGAGTACATCACCGCGGCGAAGTACGGCAAGCTGTTCGCGATCAGCCGCGAGGCGATCATCAACGACGATCTCGGCGCCTTCACGACGGTGCCGCGCAAGATGGGCCGGGCGGCCGATCTGACCGTCAACAAGATCGCCATCGACCTGCTGTGCAGCCAGTCGGGCACCGGCCCGACGCTGAACCAGGACTCGCTGGCGCTGTTCCACGCGACGCACGCCAACTACACGACAACGTCCGGCGGACCGCCGACGGTCGCGCGGCTCGAGGTGGGCCGGGCGGCGATGGCGATCCAGACCGACCCGAACAACGGCATGCCGCTGAACATCAAGCCGCGGTTCCTGTTCGTGCCAAGCGCGCTGGAAACCGTGTCGAAGGTGCTGGTCGCGTCCGAGAAAGACCCAATCGGTACGCTGGTCGGCACGCCGGTCGCCGGCGCGACGTCGCCGAATCCGTTCTGGAATGCGCTTACGGTCGTCAGCGATCCGTACCTGGACAACACCGCGCATACGGCGGGCACGGTTGCCTGGTATCTGCTGGGCGATCCCAACATGTTCGACACGATGGAAATCGCGTTCGTGGACGGCCAGCAGTCGCCGTTCATGGAATCGCGCGATGGCTGGACGGTCGACGGGGTCGAGTACAAGGTACGGACCGAGTTCGGCGTCGCCGCGCTCGATTTTCGCGCCATGTACCGGAACGACGGCGCCTAACGGATAAGCGGGCCGGCGCGAGTCGGCCCGCAATTTCCCACATCACGAGAGGATCAGGACAATGGCATATAACGCGTATCAGGCCGGCGACGTCGTCACCATCACGGCGGGCGGCACGGTCACGGTCGGGACGATCTACGCCGGCGATAGCCGCGCGGGCGTGTATCTCAACAGCGGCGTGAACGGCGATACTGTGCCGGTCGCGGTCGAAGGCGTCTTCACGATGACGACGGCCACGACGGCGGGCGCGACCAAGAAATTCGCGCTGTTCGACAAGGTGTATAGCACCAGCGCCGGCGTACTCACCACGATTGCCACCACGGCGGGCAACGTGCCGCTCGGCATCGCGCTGAACACCACGACGTCGGCGGCGGGCGCGCAGTCGTGCCGCGTGAAGCTCTGCTCGTTCTGACGTGACGCTGCTCGCGTCCATCGCCGACGATCTCGCGTGGAAATACAACGCGACGTATGGCTTTGCCGAAACGGTCACCGGGCCGGCCGGCGACGTGCTGGGGATATTCAGCAATGAGTATTACCAGGCCGACGCCGGCGGCTCGGTTATCGCCAGTTCGGCCTTGCCGGTCGTGCGCACGCGCGATGCGGACGCTATGGAGCAGGGCGATAGCGTGACGATTCGCACGATTGCCTACGTCGTGGCCGAGGCGAAGCCGGACGGGTATGGCGAAACGATTCACCGATTGCAGGTGGCCTGATGCCACACGCGCGGGAACAGATTCGCAATGCCGTGGTGACGGCGGTCACCGGGCTGACGACGACCGGTACGCGGGTCTACGCCTCGCGTGTCCTGCCGTTGACGGCAACCGATCTGCCGGCGCTATGCGTCTATACCCGGCAGGATTCGCCGGACTATACGCGCGGCACGGCGCAGAACCGGCCGGCGCGCCTGCTCGACGTGCGCGTGCAGGGATTTGTGGACGGTGATGATCAATCGGTGCTCGATGACATCGCGGCGGAAGTGGAAACGGCGATTTACGGTAACGCGCCGCTGGCGGCGCTCACGCGCCTGATCTGGCTCGCCGACCAGTCGATGAGCGTCGACGGCGAGGGCGAAACGCTGATAAGCGTGATCGACATTGGATTCAACATGCAGTACAGCGTCGCCGAGGGCGCGCCGCTGACGCTGGTTTAGCAAGGGAGGAGTTATGCCAATTGCAGCACCTACGCGCGGTTGCGCGGGCATCGTCCAGATCGCCACGACCTACAGCGGCGCCTATACCGCCGTCGGCCGGCTGAGTGACTGGTCATTCAATACCACGGCCGAAAGGATCGATGCGTCTATCATGGGATCGTGCACCAAAAGTTACGTCAACGGCGCGGCCGAAACGACCGGCACGATCAGCGCGCAGTGGGACGGCGACGATTCGATCCAGACGTCGCTGCGCTCGGCAGTCACGGCCGGCACGGCGCTATTCCTGCGGATCTATCCCGAGGGGACGGGCAGCGGCGCCAACTTCTACCGCTCGACCACATCCGGGGTGCGCATCCTCGGCGTCGACACGAACGGCAACGGCGTCGATGGCATCGTCGCCTCCTCGTTCAGTTTCGCGGCCAATGGCGGATTAACGGCCACGGCGGTGCCGTGAGCAGTTTCGCGACCGAGGTGCGTCGGGCATGGGACGCACGGCAGAAGCGCGCGATTACGGTGCCGGAATGGAATCGGACGCTATACGTCTTTCCGCTGACGATCGCGCAACTGGCGAAGATTCAGGCCGAAACCGACAACTATCGGCGGCTGGCCCGGATCGTGGAAACGCGCGGCAAGAACGAGGATGGATCGCCCATGTTCGACAGCGCAGATTTCGAGGAACTCTGCGCCTACGGTATCGGCGCTTTTGGCATCGATATCGTGGCGCGGGTCGCTGGCGAAATTATGGCGGATCATCTGCCGCAGGAGCAGATCGAAAAAAACTGAGGGCGGATGCGTCGCGATTGGCGCTCTACGATCTGGCGGCGTTGCTGCACAAGACCGTCGGGGAACTCGAACAGATGAGCGTCGAGGAATTTATGGGTTGGCAGACCTGGTGGCGCATCCGGCATGGCTGATCCCCGCATAACGTGGCGCCTGGCCGCTGACGATCGCGTCAGCGCCGCGCTCGGCACCATCGACCGCCGCATCAGCGGCGTATCGCGTTCGTTCGCGATGCTGGGGCGGATTACTGCGTTTGCCGGCGTCACCGCGATCATTGGCCGCATCGGCAGCGCGGTCGGCGAGTTCGCCTCCTCGATGGCGGATGCGGCCGACAAGACCGGCGTCTCTATCGAAGCCCTGCAGAAGCTGAAGGGCGCCGCCGAACAGACTGGCGCCTCGTTCGACCAGGTGCAGACGGCGCTTTTGTTTATCGCCAAGTCGACGGACGCGGCGGTGCAGGGCTCCACGGAGATGTCCGAGGCGTTTCGTCGACTCGGCTTGAGCGCGGACGCGCTATCACAACTGCCGCTTGACCAGCGGTTTCAGCAGATCGCCAAGGCATTGGCGAATACGAAGGACGCCGGGGAACGTGCGGCGCTCGCGTTCAAGATCGGCGGGCGCAGCATCGGCGACCTGCTGCCGCTGCTGACGCGGTTTGCCGAGGAAATGGACAAGGTCAATTACGTTGCCGGCGACGCGCAGGTGCGCGCGATAGACGCGGCGATTGACCGCTGGGAAGCCTTCAAGCGTGACGCGATCGCGGCGACGACCGCACTACTTGGCACGCTGATCCTGAAGCTTGACGAGTTCTGGCAGGCGGCGGCGAATGCGCCGCGCCCGGAACCGGGCCGCATTCCGCAAGGCTGGATATTGGTGCCGGGCTTTGGCCTGGTCTCGGAAAACGATCCGCGGGTCCGCGAGGCCGCGCGCGCGGAAGCGCTGCGCCGCCCGCTGCCGACGCCGCCGGCGCTGGCGTTACCCGATTTCAATACGCCGCTGGTCGATCCGCTAGCGAACCTGCAAACAGGCTTCGACGCGACACTAAAGGCATTCACGACGGGCGTGCAGGCGATGGAGGCCGAACGGCGGCGGATTGCCGAGGCGGCCGCGGCCGACGTCAGCCGGATCATCGACTCGACGCGCACGCCGCTCGAGACCTACCAGGCCGGCGTCCGGCGCGTCGCCGAA